CTACTATCCCCCATCAACACAAAAGCTCTTCAGATTGAAGGGGCGAGGACATGGCGAATGGCTCCAAAGAAATGTTAAAGTTTCTATTGAGAAGATTCGTGCGTCGAACACAAAAACGAACCCTTATGGAACGTTCTCAATTGTCCTACGCGCGCTGAAAGATACTGATTCTAAAGTTCAGGTGCTTGAGCGATTTGATAACCTTAACTTGAACCCATCCTCACCGGATTACATTGCTCGCAAAATCGGTGATAAGTATGCTGAGTGGGATTCAACTAATAGGATCGTTAAGACATACGGAGAATATGGCAACTTGTCTAAGTTTGTGTATGTTGAGATGAACGATGCGGTTGATGGTGGAGCAAGCGGACTTGAAGCGCTGCTTCCGTTCGGTTACTTCGGACCTCCTAAGTTTAAGGATGTTACGTGGACCGGTCTCCCGGCTACCAATACGTTTATTACAGGCGCAAGCGGAAAGATTAATGGTGTATATGGAGCGGGCACAAAAAACCTGTCTGGTTCAACGGCTGTCGACAGTGACACCAACCCTTACACTGTAATTCAGGGTCATTTCAAATTCCCGAAAAACAGAGTGCGTCACTCTGCATCTGATGGCGGACTATCCGATCAGACAAACGCATACTGGGGATATTCGACTACAAGAACCGCTGGCTCTACTATTCCAGATGCCAGTGTTGCTGGGTTCCACAGAATGTTATATGCCGGTGCTTCAGACAACCCAGTTGGCGGCGCCACCGGATTAGATGGATATTCGTATGTCTTCTCGCTTGATGATATTCAGAAGAGTGCTGCGACTGACGGTACGATGTACTACAACTCAGGATCTCGTAAGGCTGGAAACAGCGTGACAAGTGGTTCTTACAGTGATCTCCTTAATAAGGGTTATGATAGATTCACTGCTCCTTTCTGGGGTGGATTCGATGGATTTGATATTACAAAGCCAGATCCGCTCTATAATGCCGGCATGACTGCTGGAACGAGTACAGAGCTTAACAGCTATATCTACAATACTTGGAAGCGCGCAATCGATACGGTTGCAGATCCCGAAGCATTAGATATGAACATGCTGCTATCTCCAGGTCTTACTTTTGATTCTCTCACTGGTCACATGGTTAATGTCTGTGAGGAAAGAGCCGACGCTCTAGCCTTACTCGACCTCAAGAACGTGTATACCCCTGCACATGAGGCTTACAATAGCAGCAAGAAAGAGCGACTCGGATCTGGCGCAACTAGCGCAGCTAACAACTTGAGAGACCGGCAGATTGATTCATCTTACGGTGCTACATTCTATCCATGGGTGCAGACAAGAGATGAGCAAACCGGTCGCATGCTCTGGATTCCACCATCTGTCGCTATGGCAGGTGTGCTGGCTAGCTCACAAGCAAAAGCAGATGTTTGGTTTGCTCCGGCAGGATTTAACCGCGGCGGTCTTTCAGACGGTGCAGCCGGTATCCCAGTTACTGGAATCACGGAGAGACTGACTTCTAAGGATCGCGATATCCTTTATGAAGCCAGAATTAACCCAATCGCCTCGTTCCCATCAAGCGGTATCGTGGTGTTCGGACAGAAGACCCTCCAAGAGAGAGCTTCGGCCCTCGACAGAATCAATGTCAGGCGACTTGTTATTTATATGAAGAAGCAGATTTCAGTCTTATCGACCCGAGTTCTCTTCGAGCAAAATGTTCAAGCTACCTGGAACCGATTCAAGGCACTTATCGAACCGTTCCTTGCGAATGTTAAGGTTCAGTTTGGTATCACTGATTACAAGCTGATTCTCGATGAGACCACAACAACTCCAGACCTAATCGATCAGAACATCTTGTATGCAAAGATCATGATTAAGCCTGCCCGTGCTATTGAGTACATTGCCATCGACTTCGTGATCGCATCAACCGGTGCATCGTTCGATGACTAAAACTAAAGTGGGGGAAAACTCCCCCGCAACACTAATTAAAATAGAATATCAACAGGAGTAATTAGCTATGCCATTCTGGTCAACAAACTTCGGAGAGGACACCACCCTCAAAGATCCAAAGAGAAAATTTAGATTTACAGTAGAATTTCAAGGTATTGCAGCCTCGATCGGTGGCGCCGTGATGTGGTATGCTAAGACAGTTGGGAAACCATCATTCGCAATTGCTGCTGCAGAACATAAATACTTAAATCACACATTTTATTATCCCGGCTCTGTTACTTGGAATGATGTGTCTGTCACTCTCGTCGATCCAGTCGACCCAGATATGACTGCAACTCTTTCTGATATTGTGGTACAATCAGGATATGCTCCCCCCGCTGACACTACTTCTCTTTCAACGATGTCTAAAGCTAAGGCTGCAGGCGCCCTCGGAACGGTCATTATTACTCAGATCGATTCCGATGGAAAGCCTCTTGAGACTTGGACTCTTTGGAACTCGTTTATGACTGAAGTTAAGTACGGTGACCTTGAATACGGTGGTGATGATCTTACAGAATTATCAGTCACCCTTAAGTATGACTGGGCTAGAGTCGAGACTGCCGGACCTTCCGTCGCAGTGGCCGGCAACGGTGGCAGCGAATTCTTCAAAGTTTAATAACGACAACCAAATAGAGGTGTATATTGTCAAGAAATAAAGATCGGATGGGGTTAGGTGACACAACTCCTGAGCCATCATCGCTCCCTCCGCAAGTAATGACGCAAAATCAGGGCGGTAATCCGTTCTCTTTTGTTGTTCCCACGGAGTTCGTTGAACTTCCGTCTAAGGGTGTGTTCTACAGACCAAACCATCCTTTGCATAATCAGGAAACACTCGAAGTCAAGCAACTGACAGCCAAAGAAGAAGATATTCTTACTTCGAGGGCTCTCTTGAAGAAGGGAGTTGCTTTGGAACGAGTAATTGCCAGTATCATTGTTGATAAAAGCATTGATCCAAATTCTTTGTTGGTTGGCGATAGAAACGCTATTCTAATATCCGCGCGCGTCTCGGGCTACGGCAACGAATATAATACAAAAATTACATGCCCGGATTGCGCAGAAATACAAGAATATTCTTTCGATTTAAACGAAACTTTTGTTTATAGCGGACAAGATCTAAAAGATAACGATGCGATTCGGCACGAGGATGGAACATTCACGACTACTCTTCCGCAGACCAAAGTGGAAGTTGGTTTCCGGCTTCTAAATGGCGCCGACGAGCGAGCCTTATTACAGCAAGTTGAACAGGCAAGAAAGAAACGCCGTGATGAAAACGCAGTTACAAGACAGCTTAGGCGAATTGTAACGTCAGTTAACGGAAACGAAGAGCAGGCTAACATAAATTATGTTGTCGACAATATGCCGTCCATGGATGCGAGACATCTGAGAATGGTCTACAAAATAGCTACCCCAAACGTCGATATGACTCAAACCTTTGCGTGTGCCGAGTGTGATTATGAGCAAGACATGGAGGTGCCGCTCACTGCGGACTTTTTTTGGCCTGACCGATGAGTACATGCAAAATATATATGAGCAGTTTTTCTTCCTAAAATATAACGGAGGCTGGTCATTTACCGAAGCATATAATCTCCCAATTGGGCTGCGAGAGTGGTTTGTTAAAAGATTATTACAACAGTTGGAAACGGAAAAAGAAGCAATGGATAGGGCGCATAAGGGCGGAGGCTCAAATTCGCAAACACTATCAAAGCATAATCAACCACCGTCTCCGGATACTTTAAAGACAGGCTAACCCCTGTCTTTTTGCTTTTATAACTAATTATTTAAGCAGAGTTATAAGAGGGAACATAAATGGCACTAACCCCAGAACAGCAAGCTAAATTAAATGCGCTAACCCTTGAACAGGTTGGCAATTTGAAGGAGATCGGCGAACTAAACCAAGAAGAATTAGAGTACTTGTCCAATAAGTTTAAGCTGATGAAAGAGACATCTGCTGCGATGGGCGCCCGTCTCGAGATGCTGAACGAAAGCATTCGACAGCAAGAGACCTTATATACTTTTCAAATCCGCAGTAGAGAAGCGGCAAAACTCGCACTGGATATCGCCGCAGAAGATCTAAATAACTTAGGCAAAAGAATAAAAGCAGGTGAAGAACTCAATGAAGCAGAACAAAAAAGATTTGAGGTATTAAGTAAGGGTCATGCACAACAAGAGAA